AAGTAGGAAGGCATGGGATACGGCTAAGTTTCCAAGCACGAATTGGTATTCCGATAATATAATATGTCATGACCTGCTAGAAGCGGGTTACAGGCATTTCGTCAGCCGGGCTTATGTGCATCATGCAGGAAGCCAGACAGTAGGCACAGACTTCAAAAAATGCCATGAGGAGCCACGAGAGTGGATAAAGGCTAACAGGCCGGATATGTACGAGGTGTTTTATGGCTGACGTAAGATCAACGCCAATTTCAAATTATCCAGCTTATTATGGCGCTGGTTTGCTTAGTGGCATCAACGAGGCTGTTAGTAAACCATTTGGGTACGAGAACGATCCTGTACGAGCATTGACTAACTTGCTTGGAGTTCCTGCCTTTGTAAAGACGTTAGAAAATACTGCTTACGGTATGCCAAACACCCGTGGTGCTGGTATGGCTACCCAATTACGTCCAGAAGCTAAAGAAACAGTGGGTGCTTTTTTGCCCGTGGCCCCCGGTGCTGCAAGATTTGCGGCTCGTGGTGCTGTTGCTGGCGGTAAATATATTGCGCCTCAAGTAGGTGGCTTGCTTGATGATTATGCAACAAGAACTGGCTTGCAGATGTATGCGTACAGGCCAACAACACCTAAAAAGCCAGATCCATCTGTCGGTACAAGATTTGAGAAAGAATATATTGGTGGATTGGCTGAGAAAAAACCAGTAAAGATTGAGGATTATAAAGACGCTAGTCTTATGATTATGCCTTGGGATAGCTCAAGCAGAAATTTTAGAATAAAGAGCGTTTCAGATATTCTTTTGCCGCGGCAATATATTACTCATGGAGGCCAAGATTACGCTAGAGACCTTGGTCATATGGCAGACGAAATTGCAGGTGCGTCAAATTTTGGTATTGCTAGTCGAATAGCTGGTAGAGATGAAGTTGCAAGAGCAGAAAATTTATTGGCTGGTGGCTCAGGGAATGTAATTCATATGCCATCAACAATGGGTGAATTTGGTGAAAATTTCTCAGTTCAGCCAGTTAGTCTTTTGCTTGGAATTGCAGATTCTGGAAAATTATCTAAAGCAAATATCAAAGCGTTTGACCAAAGCGTAAAAGATTTTAAAGTTCCCAAGATGGTTGGAGATAAAAGAGTAGTAACTCAGCCATTTAAGGATTTTAAGGGGATTATGACTGAGGCTGGTCGAGCGCAGCTTTATGCCCCAGACGGTGGTGAACTAAGAAAAGCAGTAACTAACAGGTTTTATTTAAAAAAGGCTGGTCAAAACAATCAACAATTATTTGATTTTAATGCTGAAGATGTTGTTGGCGCAATTACTGATGAGTCATTGTTAGGGGTTCCAAAGGGATACATAGGGAATACAGTAATTATGTCTCCAAGTGGCGGCATGAAGCTAACAAAGTCAGCTAATCCCACTTACGATACAGATTTTTCTGGAATTTATCAGGGAACTCTTGGCACAAATGTACCAGTTGAAGTTTTGATGCCAAAGACTTTTGAAAAGATTGCAAAAGAGTTAAGCGGCAGAAATGCTGATTTACGCACAATGACATTAGGTGCTTTAGAAAAACGTAAGGAAGGGGTATCTGAGATTATTGATGATAGGGTAATAGAAAGCTATTACAACTATCTTAAAGACCAGAAGGCTAAAGGACTACTCGACTGAGTATTGACTAGATAGCAACTGAGATTTAAGTAAAAGGATAGAGTCTTCCAGTAATGCAATAAAATCATCTTCTGGTAAAGCAAGAGACTCAGAGTCATAGTTAACATTCATTACATTATTTTCTATTTCGATAGTGATTTTCATATTTCCTCCAAGTGAACTATGATTATACATAAGTATTAATTTGACGCAACAAGATTAGATAGCATGACATCCAAAGGATAATGCAATTATGGAAACAAACGAAACCAGTAAAATACAGGACGATGCACGAATTGCTAACCTTACTAATATGGGTAAGGGAAGACCTAAAGGTGCGGTCAATAAGTCCACAGCTATAGTCCGAGAGGCTATTGCTAATCTACTGGAGCGCAATGCTCCGAACATGGACAGATGGCTGAATGAAGTGGCTCAGGAAGACCCTTACAAGGCACTAGACCTGATGAACAAGCTCAGTGAGTATCACATACCTAAGCTGGCAAGGACTGAGGTTACTGGCGCTGATGGTGGGCCGCAGGAGCATGTGGTTACATGGCAGAAGTAATCGAGATTGCCTACAAGCCGAGGGAGCAGCAGTTAGCTATCCATGAGGCAGTAGATAACCACAGGTTTACGGTCGTAGTGGCTCATCGTCGTATGGGCAAGACTGTAAGCGCCATCAATCACCTGATAAAGGCCGCCATTGAGTGCAAGAAACCAAATCCCAGATTTGCCTATATTTCGCCGACATTCAGCCAGTCCAAACGTGTAGCTTGGGACTATTTGCTTGAGTTCACTCGTCCACTAGGTGCTACGGCTAACATCTCGGAACTTAGGGTGGACTTCTGGGGTAGGCGCATATCTCTTTATGGATCTGATAATGCTGATGGACTCCGTGGGCAGTATTATGACGGGGTGGTGCTTGACGAGATTGGGGATCAAAACCCTAAGATTTGGAACGAAGTTATCAGGCCAGCGTTAACGGACAGGAATACAGACGATGCTCCTACGTGGTGTTTATTCATAGGAACACCGAAAGGTAGGAATCACTTCTCAGATTTTCGTGATAGAGCGCAGACTGCTGAGGGTTGGAAGCTACTAGAGTTTAAGGCCAGCCAGACAGGTATCCTTAGCGAGAAAGAACTCTGGGCTGCTCGTAAGGAAATGGGGGACGATCGCTATTTTCAGGAGTTCGAATGCAGCTTCGATGCAGCCATTCAAGGGAGCTACTATGGTCAGATTATTAACGATCTCGAGGCAAAGAACAGGATCACAACTATTGACCGGGATGACCTTTGCCGGTCTTTTGTTGCTTGGGATTTGGGCATGGGCGATTCTACTTGTCTATGGGTGGCTCAACTGGCTGGCAAGGAAATCAGGCTTATTGACTGCATCGAGAACCACGGAGTCGGTCTGGACTGGTATGTATCGTGGCTGCGAGACAACAAGTACGAAGGCTTCTCGCAGATCCTCCCGCACGACGTAGAGGTCAGGGAGCTAGGCACAGGCCGTAGCCGTAAGGAAGTATTGCAGGAGGCTGGGCTGGATATTACCGTGGCTCCGAGGCTGTCTGTAGCCGATGGAATACAGGCTGTGCGCCGTATCCTGCCTAGATGCTGGTTTGACCATAAGACTAAGCCGGGCCTAGACGCTATCCGCAACTATCGGCGGGAATATAACGAGAAGCAACAAGTGTTCTACGATAAGCCGCTCCACGATTGGTCAAGTCACTTTGCCGATGCCTTCCGTTACCTTGCTATTGGGCTTGACGAGAGCGACGATTCGTGGTCATCAGACTTGCCTATCAATACCAAATGGGTTGTATAATAGGCAAAATTCCTGTAAGGGTTTGCTATGAAGATGGATGAAGGCACGATTAAGGGCATCCTTGAGGCTGAGATTGATAACTCAATCGGCTTCATCGAGACCGAGACTACAGAAGAACGCCGCCGGGCGCTAGATTACTATCTTCGCAATCCCTATGGGAACGAGGTAGAGGGCCGTAGCCAGATTGTGACGGGGGAAGTAGCCGAAGCTATTGATGGCGCATTGCCGCAGCTAATCCGCACGTTTACCACTACTGAGGATATTGTCTACTTTGAGCCTAAGAGTGCTGACGCTGAGGAGTCTGCCAAACAGGCTACAGACTACTGCAACTGGGTGTTCTACCGTGAGAACGAAGGTCTGCTGATCCTGCATAACTGGTTCAAGGATGCCCTGCTCCAGAAGGTAGGCGTAGTTAAGTCCTACTGGGATGAGAAGGAAGACGTTACCAAAGAAGAATACAAGAACCTGACCGAGGATGAGGTAGCCCTGCTGCTATCGGATGAATCCTTGGAGGTTGTCGAGCAGGAAGTCGAGTTTATTGAGGCTGGTGTTGATATGATGGGCCAGCCGATTATGGCTCCTGTCTATGAGATTGAGGTCAAGCGGGTTAAGAAGTACGGCTGTGTGAAGATTGAGAACGTGCCTCCCGAGGAGTTCCTGATCTCCAAGGCGGCTAGAACTATTGAGGATGCTCCCTTTGTAGCCCATCGAAAGCTAATGCAGCGGTCAGAATTGATTGCGCTTGGCTACGACAAAGACATCGTAGATGAGCTACCTTCTTATGATGACCTGACGTTCAGCCCTGAGCGCGTTGCTCGATTTGACCAAGGTGAACAGCCAGATGAGCAACAGAGCCTTGACCCTGCCATGCAGACGGTTGAGGTGTACGAGTGCTATATACGGATTGATGAGGATGAGGACGGTATTGCCGAACTGCATCGTATTGTTTATTGTGGCTCGGAGATCCTTGAAGATGAAGAATGTGACTACATCCCATTCCACAGCATTTGTCCTATCCCTATTCCCCATAAGTTCTTCGGTCAGTCTCTGGCAGATCGGACTATGGACATCCAGCTTATCAAGTCCACTATTACTCGTCAGTCTCTGGATAACCTCTATCTGACGAACAACAATCGTGTGGGTGCTGTTGATGGTCAGGTGAATCTGGATGACCTGCTGAATGCTACGCCGGGCGGTATTGTCCGCATGAAGAACCCTAACGCTCTGGTTCCGTTGCAGGTGCAGTCTACATTCGGTCAGGCCATGCCGATGCTGCAATACATGGACGAGGTGCAGACTAAGCGTACTGGCGTTAATGACGCGCAACAAGGTCTTGACCCCGATGTTCTGTCCAATGTAACGGCTGCTGCTGTTGCTGCAATGATGAAGTCTAACTCTGGCAAGCTAGAGTTGATTGCCCGTATCTTTGCTGAGACTGGCGTTAAAAGCCTGTTTAAGGGGATTCTGCATCTGTTGGGCAAGTATCAGGACAAGCCTAAGATCGTCCGTATGCGTGGTAAGTACGTGCAGTTTGACCCTCGCACATGGAACAATGAATACGATGTGTCGGTCAATGTGGGTCTGGGTTCAGGTGACCGGGATCAGAAGCTGACGATGCTCCAGATGATTCTTGCCAAGCAGGAGCAGATTATTCAGCAGTATGGGCCATCGAACCCGCTGGTGTCTGTTGGTCAGTACCGGAACACATTGGCTAGGTTTATTGAGGCCGCAGGGTTTAAGGACGCTAAAGCCTTCATGAACGAGATTAGCCCTGAGATGGATGCTCAGTTGTCGCAGCCACAGCCACCTGCCCCTGATGCTCAGGCTGAGTTGGCAAAGATGCTGGCAGACGTAGAGCGTGAGAAGACACAGGCTAAGTCGCAGATTGATGCTGCTAAGTTGGATCTGGAACGTCAGACGCTAGAGGCTGAGTTCACCCGTAAGGGCATTGAGATGCAGATGAAGAACCAGAAGGATCAGGCTGACATCCGTATCAAGGAGGCTCAGTTAGCAGTTCAGCAACTGCAAGCTATTCTGGCTATGGACTTGGCAGACGAGGACAGCCGTAACAAACAGGCTGAGATTGTTCTGAAGACGATTAAGGAACTGGGGAGCCTGACGGGTGGATAAAGCACAGTGGGCTATTAACCTGTTACGTGAGCCTATGTGGCAGGAGATGATGGAAGAACTCCGAGGCACAGAGATTAACAAGTTTGCAATGAGTGATTACTTGGAATCTGAGGTTAGGGAACAAGCGTACATACGCCTCCGAACCTTAGAATCCATTGAAACCTATCTCGAAGGCATCGCTGCTCAGAAGATGATCGACGAGAAAAGGATGAAGATTTTGTAACCCGTGTCGGGCGGTTCCCGATATAATTTAGGAAACATAAATGAGCGATACTCAAAACACGACACCTGAGGGTAGTGGTGAGTTAACGGTAGATGGTGCAGCTAACGCTATCTTGGGTCTAATGGGTGGTGATGAAGGCTCCGAACAGGAACAACCTGAACTCCAAGCAGAGGCCAACGATAGCGAAGCCGAATCCGATGAATCTGAGGAATATTCAGACGAGTCGGAGGTAGAACAAGAAGATGGCGAGGATGAGCAAGAGGAGCCTCAGAAATTCCGTGTCAAAGCCGCTGGCGAAGAACGGGAGGTAACCCTCGATGAGCTTATCAAGTCTTATCAACTTGGCACAGATTACACCAAAAAATCGCAAGCTGTAGCTGAGGAACGTAAGGCGGTTGAGGCCGAGCGCCAAGCGGTTCAAGAGGCTAAGGCTATGCGCGATCAGTACGCGCAAAGGTTGGAACTCATCGAGCAGATGATAAACCAGCCGCAACAAGCAGAGGATCTGGATTACCTGAAAGAGACTGACCCGATTGGCTATGCCGTCAAGGTC